CTTCAACATCAGGTGTAACAATTTCGATACCTAACATAAACCCCTCGGTCAGCCCGGCTTCGTATGCTGCGATCAAATCGGTAGCGTCAAGTTCTAAGATCATAGCCCTTCCGCGTTTGGATCTGTTTCAATTTCCCCGCTTACAACGTCCTCAATAAGCATAAGGCCGGACGCTACTAAAATAGCCTTACCGATATCGCCACCTACCGCATCATAACTGTAAATAGCGCGTTTTTCATCGACACTTAAATCAGGCTTACCAAATACCGAAGCCATAAGGGCCAAATCAGGTGCAAGCTCGGTAAACTCGGTTAAGTCATGGCAAGCGATAATATCAGGCCACCACTGCTTAATGATAGCGTTTAGTTTCTGGTCAAACTTGCGTAGTTCGGATATAATCAGGTTTGTGACTAATGATTTATAGCCTGTAATGATACTGTTCTCACTGCTTTGAGACGCTACGGGGGTTAATGCCCAGGGAATGCCCATAACAGCAAATATATTTTTCCAGTTGTTTTCCTCAGACTTGACAAGCTCCATTTCGGCAAGCGTATCGCCATATGGGGTTACTGTAACCTCAGCGTTAGTGAACTTCATTCGCCTATTGTTACGGGCACCTGACATATCGTTTTGGATAGTTCGCTGCAGGTCTGCCATTTCAGTAACAGTCATTTTACCTACGCGTTTACCCTCAGATGTAACGTCAACCTTAGACCCAAACAACGTACCACGCCCACCGTTCTCAAATGCGGCTCCCTGAGCTGTTATATTTGCTTGATTGAGTGATATATCGCCTATTGCTATTTCGTCAACTCCTAGCCCCTTTAAATCGGCTAGATTTGGATTCCAGTGTTTAAGGTGCAATATCCGATCTTTCTCGATTGTGATCTGCTGTCCGTTATCGCAAGTGTATAGGTAGTAGGCGGCAGGGCTGAACTTGGACGCGTCGTCTTTAACGATAGTGATTCGGTCACGATCTAGTGAATGAACTGTAACAGGCAAGACATTGCGGGATAACTCAGCGTCTAAACCCTCGAAATAAAGGAAACCATCCCCAAACTGGTAGTTATACCAAAAGTCTGCCATACCCTCCATGCCCAAATTATCAAACAGTTCGTTTAACGGGTGATCTTCTAATTCAGTAAGCGTCTGTGATTTTATAAACGCCCTATTCTCATTGGATATAGCTTTAGAATAGAACTTATTGAACTTACGCGCTGCGGGTTTATTCTTAACTTGGCTGAACATAATCGGTGCTTCTGTGATCTTGCGAACGAATATATTTGCACCGGCATAGAATATCTTATTTGAGTAGGCCGATTTGTTGCTTAGCCCCATCAAGCGGAAGGTGTTGCCCATCAGCATTGAGACACCCGTTGCGTAGTTCGGGAAGGTATTGTTTAACGCTTTAACCACCGGAGCCATTACAACGGAAGCTACATTTTTTAAGTAGTGAGTTAATCCCATGCCCAAATGTAACTACAATGTTGCATAAAAGCAAAAAGCCAGATTACTTGCGTAAATCTGGCCTGCCTTGCTTCATCGCACTAATCCAGCTTTCATCAAATCAGTCGACTGTCACAAGGGCTTTATCTTATCCCACCCCGAATTGGAAATCCTCTTCTCCATCGCTAAGTTCAAAATACATCCGCATCATTATCGCGTCTGAATAATCCGGTGATCTACCTAACAATTCCTTAACGGCATCTTTCGGTATAATCTTCTTTTTGCCGTCCTTATCCATGTCTTTCTGCTTAACCTGTTCAAGTTCTTCAATGGTTTCTGCAATCATATCACTATCGGTAATGCAGCCTAAGTACATTTGCGATGCGTTCACTATTTCGGACAGCTTGTAATAGCATTGAGCCTTTAAGTTCTCAAAGTTTTCGGAATAACGCGCAGTTGAGTTGTTAACAAAACCTTTGCACCCTAAAATATCCATAACGCCACCACCCACACCATCTTCATCTACTATAACATGATCCAATGGTATCATATATTCGTTTCGTAAATCAGCAATTTCTTGCGCTACCCATGTTGTAGCTTTTTTAGATAGAACAACTATTTTAACTGCTCGTAATCCATCCCAAACGATGATAACGGATTTATCTTTACCAAAACGCGCAATATCGGCAGTAATATACTTCTTGCCGGATCTAACAAATGTATTTGTCCAAAGATTGTTTATTGCATCAATGCTCATTAACGCAGCAGGATCGTCATCATATTCCCAATTGCCATAGTAAAGACGTTCCCGGCTATTCTTTTCCATCCTAAGTAAACGCTGAACGTAAGATGCTGGTAAATATGGGTTGTCTTTTGGCAATGCCTGTATAAACTTAATGTCATCGCGTAAAACACCGTCACGGCTAGGTTTATAAACTTTGGTGTATACCCACCCTTTCGATGGGTTGCAGCTACCTAGCTGTTTAGGCATTAAATCAAACTCGTTTAGCTTATACCTGATACGAGACCCTACAACGTCCCATGCCTTATGAACAATCTGATTGCATTCGTCTACAAACGCCCTGGTAATTTCTAACGACCCTAAACTATCAAACTCCTTATCCGATGGGTAAAGAAATAAATCTTTCAGCAATGTGTCGCTACCGTTTTTCCAGTGAATTATATTTTCCTGCGCATTGAACTTGAATTGATTTGATACTTTATGGATAGCAGCTTGTTCAAAGAAAGTATTTAGGGTTGTCTCCTTTAGTGTTTTGAGCTTTGACCTTCCTAATAGCCCCCGCGAACCAGGATATTTCTGTGCTTGCTCTATTTCACGTAAACAACCTAAAGCGGTTTTACCTCCACCTGCAGCACCTCCATAGATCAACTCAGATGTTACCCGGTCGTTCAAATAGAAAACTGCATTCTTTTGCTTAGGCAGTAACGGCATTCGGATCTTCCCCTTCTCCTAAATTGATTATATTGTTTACAACTGGTGCGGATTGACTGTTGTCTTTCTCAAAAACTCCAATTATCTTACCCAGACTCTCAGTCGCTTTGTTAGCTCCTGAACTATCAAAACGATATTCACCTGTAGGAATCCCGTTACCATTTAAAACAGGCTCAGCAGTCATGCAACGATCTGAAATATCCTTAAACCGTTCCATTACCCACGATTTAGTGATTCCTGATTTCTCGGCCATTTCAGCGCGCAAAACAGTTAAATACTCCTGAATGTCGTCACGTTGGAGTAATTGCCAGCCCTGTTGCTTTGCAGTATCTTCGCTAAACCCTGCGTAAATAGCTGATTCTTTGGCGTTTAAAGTCTCGAAATATTTATCTGCGAAACGTTGATGATTTTCTTTCATGGTAAAGAATAGTAAAGTACTTTGTTAATCAAAGTTAGTTATAATTTTTTATTTCTTTTCCTCGTACCCACACCAATTAACTAGCATAGATTTAAATTGATCCAATGAACGAGGCATAATGTAAATATACCCCAACTTTTCAACTTTATCCTGGAAAACTTTTTGATCTTTTGATTGAACTCCTGTTTCTGTCTTAACCTCTACATATATGTTACTCACCTCGTTTACTATAATAAGATCGCTAGCTCCCTTTAAAAGCCCCGTATTTGAAAGTTTCTTTGCTTCTCTTGCGTCACGCTTACCTCCATTAGGAACTGCAAAAATAATGTGCTGCGGATTATGGTGATTCAGGCAATAATTATTGGTATACCATATCACTATTTGTTGTTGAATAAAGTCTTCTGTTATTATCATTTTTATGTGTTTTTAAAATGTTCCCTGTTTTTTCAATAAAATAGCCGAATTTTGGGTTAACTCACTGACTACTAACAATGTTCCCTGTTTTGGCTAAAATCAACAAAAGAGTTTTGTAGAATTTATATTTTATTTTTTTATAAAAATATATTTTACTCTCTTATGTATAGTTTATTAAAAATTTAGGGAACAAGGGAACATTATATATTTTACTATTTATAAAGTATTGATGATTAATTATTTAAGTGTCTATTTAGAATGATTCTAAGGAGGGAACATTCAGGGAACATTAGGGAACATTTGTCTATTTTAGGGAACATATTGAAGATTTTGGCTGTTTTCATTGAAATTTACATAAAGCAAAATACCCTTTTTTAACTGCCCGGCTGAAATTCTGTGTTGTTTGTAGGTTAATTTGTTTTTAGTAAGCACCTCTTTCAAATCATATTTTGTTGGTTTAATTATCGAATAATTGTTAAGATATTCAAGAATTTCCCCCTGGTTTAGTACCACTGCCCGACTAAATCTTTCATTCTGAGACAGTGAAAAGTGATTAAAAAATATCTCCTCAACAGGAAGCACAAGTTCATTTTCTTCGCTGTTATCTTTAATGTACTGGATGTCCGCCTCTGTTCTTATGATCCATTCGAAACCAGATTTTAAAAGGTTGTAAGCCTCTATAATCAACGATGTCTTATCAATTGCTAACATAGTGTCATAATCAATAGATTCAACGTTACAAGGTAGAATACGCCTGTTACCTGTAACGTCCTTTAGAACGTCTATTTCATTAGTTGTACCGCAAAGTATTGCGCGTCGTTTAAAAGTCTTAGATTCCCTCTCGTACGGCCTCCTTTGAGTAACAATGTTCATATCTGAAATAGCTTTGTACTCTTTTACATCCTTGAAAGCCTTACCTCCAAACTCGTCATCAAGGACCAATAAAGCATTACAAAGCGTGTACATGGAATCTTTATCATGTCCGTTGATCTTTGCCTCAACAATGTATTTGTTAAGCTCTGACGGTAGCACATTACGCCGGCAC